CGCGGGATCACCATATCCATGCGTCAGCGTCCTTCCGGCGGCCCCAGGGCGGCCGTCAAGGTGGTGCCGGTCACTTGGAGCGTCTTGGGCAGCACGGGGAAGCACCAGAGCCCGGCCGGCCGGGCGAGGCGCGGCGCCTGAAAGAGCAGCGGGAGTTGCCGGAGCCGCAGCGTGTCGACCCGTTCCACCCGGGCCGAGAGCCGCCAACGGAAGTGTTCGTCCCGCGTCACGGACCAGCGCCCGAGCGCCGCCGCTTCCCCCGCGCCCCAGACAATCGCGCCCCGCTGCCCGCCAAAAGTGGCGGTGCGGAACAGCCCGGGCACGGCGCCCCCCTACGCCGACGTCGGCAGCGTCCAGGGCCCGGCGGCCATGAACGTGCCCGACAGCGCGGGCGCTCCTTCGACGTCGGTATCGAGTTCGGCGTCCATGTAGGCCAGGCCGCTGAATTCGTGCGGCGTCGCCGCGCTCGGGTCGTTGGCATGCGGGATCAGGGCGAGCATGCCAGGCGCGGTCAGCGCCGTCGCCTCGATGAGCGACATATCCGCGCTGTCCCAGAACCCGGTGATCGTCCCGCTGATGTCCCGCATGCCGGGGACATAGACGCGGTTGGTGTCCTGGAAACAGGTGACGTTGATCTTTTCGGTCGCGAGACTGAGCGTCCACGACTTGATCGAGGCGAGCGCGACGGTCGTCGCCCCGCCCGTGGGATCCCATTTCACGAGTCCATCACGGCCTGCGCGAATCATGATGTCTGTCCTTCCTTAGACAGTCGGCGTGACCTGCACCCGATAGCGCCCGCCGTGATGCTGCCATCGGACCGATTTATCCCCCGGATCGAGTTCGCCGGGGTCGCGAAGACGCTCGACGCGCACGGTCGACAACCACCCATAGCCCGCCACGGTCAGCGGCTGGTCCTCGAGCAGCGCGTCGATGCGCGCGGCGGCGTCGGTCGCCGGCGCCATCGCGCTCGTGAGCACCACCGCCTGGACGGCGTAGGTGATCACTTCGATGGCCCGGCGCGCGGCCGGCGCGGCGGCAAAAACGGCGATGTCGGCGGTCTCGTCGATCGTGACCAGCGCAAACGCCGTCGTCCCCTGCGGCGCCAGCCCGAAGTGCACGCCCCCGGGCAACAGCGCCGCGAGCGTCGCATCGCTCGCCAGCCGTGCGATCACCGCCGTGTCGACCGCGCTCGAATCAGGCACCGGTGACCGTCAACCCTTCCGCCCGCATGATGGCGGCGATCCGCGGCACCAGGTCGATCCGGGCCTGCTGCACGCGCGGGATGAACACATGCGCCGCCGGCATCACGCCGCGGTTGGCTTTGGTCTTCTTGGTCGTGCGCGCCGACCAGCCAATGTCGTAGATCAGCGCGTAGCGCGCCTTGTTGTGAATCACCACCCGGGCCTTGGTCTTGCGCGGCTGCGATTTGACGGACATCCCGGCGGCCAGCGTGCCCGACACGACCGGATAGGCCCCGGTAATCGCGGCGGCCACCGTCGTCGCGTGCGCGAGGAGCGCCGCCTGCGCCTGCGCCGCCAGGAACGACGGCAACTGCGTCCACTTCCGCTGCTCGACCGCGACGCCGCCCAGCGAGAACTTGATCACGGCAGCGCCTCGGCGGCGACCAGCACCAGCTCGCGGCGGACCGCCCCCGGATCGCGCCACCCGAGCACCTGGAACGTGCGCAGCCCGCGGTCCGGGTCGGCGTAGGTCAGCCGCGTCTGCACGGTGACCTGCGGGTGATAGGGCAGCGTCACCTGGTGCGTCCCGCTGGCCGAGATGGTGTCGGCGGTCAGCCGTTCCATGTCGGCCCCGCCCAGCGCCTCGAGCGCCACCCACGCCGCCGGCGGGTCAAGCGGCGTCCAGCTCTCCGTGAACCCGCCGGCGCCGTCGGGCACCGGGGCGCCGGGATTCTCCAGCGTCACGTAGGTCGTGCGGCGGCCGGCGGGGATCATGCGATCACCGGGGTCCGCAGGCGCCGCAGCGTGCCGACGACCAGGGGATGGAGGTCGCCGCGGTCGAGGTCGCGGCGCGGCCCGCCGCCCTCGAGGTCATCGCCGCGGAAGCGCCAATACTCGCCGGTCTGGAACAGGATCATCTGCGGCACAATCGCCGGCGCGGTCTCCGGGGTCCACCCCCCGACGATCGCCGCGTCCTCGGGCGTCGGGCTGAGGTACTCGAGGAGCACGTATTCGGCCGCGTCCAGCGTCAGGCCGAGCGCCGCGTCGTCCGCGGTCCCGACCACCCGGCAATAGTCCTTCGCCTGCGCCAGCGTCACTAGGGCGGCCATCAGCGCGCCTCCCCCGGGGCGGCGGCGTCCTTGCCATCCCGGCCACACTTGACCGCCAGCGTCCAGGCCGCCCCGCCGCCCGGCCGCTCGCTCGTCGCGGCGTTACAGTGCCAGAGCGACCCGTGCCACGTCACCATGTCGCCGGGCTCGTAGCGGCCCGGCTGGTAGACGCCGCAGAAGACCGGCACCCGGAACGCCAGCTGCCCGGCCGGCGTCACCACGTCGCCGTGCCGGAATTGCAGCGTGACCAGGCGCGGGTCGTCGGGCGCCTGCAGGCACTCGAGCTCGCCGGCGGTCCACGCCGCGCCGTCGGCCCCCGCCGGCCCGGGCGGCCCCGGGAGCGGCGCGCGGGCTTCCAGGACGGCGAGGCGTTCGCGCAGCAGGGCCAGCTCCGCGCGCGCCTCGGTCAGCGCCTGGTCCAGCCGCGCCGTCCGCGCCTGCTCGGGCGCCACCGCCGCCTTAATCGTCAAGCGCACGACTTCCGCGAAGTCCTCGAGGTTAGGCATCGCGTAGCCAGCCTTCCTGGGCGGCCTTGACGGTCAGCAGGGCCGCGAACGCCTTCAGGTCGACGTCCTCGGCCTCGTCCTCCGGCGCGCGCGCCTGCGGGGCGCTGGCGGGCTTGGAGAAGGGCTGGTCGGCGTCGCGTTCGGCCAGCGCGGCCATGCTGTACATCTGCTGCTGCAGATACGGCGTGTCGCCGCCCGGCACCGCGCCGACCCCGAAGTACTTCGCCCGTGACTCGTTCGGCGACAGCACCCCGCCGACGATGGCATCGGTGGCCGCCTTGGTCTTCGTCGTCGTGTCCATCCAGATCAGCGCATCGATGTCGCACTCCGTGCCGTACCGCTTGCCCGGCACGTCGACCAGTCCGAGGCCGTGATCGAGCGCGAGCTCGAGCGCCACGATCAGGCACTGCAGACACTGGCTGTAGTACTGCTGCACCAGCGGTTCCGAGTTGGCGTAGGGCGGCTGGTGGCTCGAATCGATCAGCGCCGCCGGCACGTGATAGCAGCTGCAGATCTGCTCGACCGTCCATTTCAACTGCTCGATGAGCTGCGCATCGACCGCGTTGACCGTCATCGCCTGATAGGTGATGCCATTGGGCAGGATGGCCACCTTGCCCGCGTTCGTGCCCGTATATTTCTCGGTCCATTCCGTGTGCATCCGAGTGGCTTGCTCTTGGTTGAGCTGCCCGGGCACCAGCAGCACCCCGCCCGGGCTCGAGCCGTTGGCGAAGAAATTCGTCGAGTTCTCCTGAATCTTCAGCCCCTGCAGGGCCACCATCCCGCACGCATAGATCGGCGTCACGCCGACCAACGGATGGAAGAGCGGCACCATCAGGTCATGGATGATTTCGCGCGCCGGCACGGTCACCGTGTCTTCGACGCCGGCCAGCGGGCTGGTCGTCAGCTCGTAGTAGACGGCGCCGTCGGGGGTGACCAGCGGTCGCACCTGGGCGGGGTCGAGCACGTAGAGCGCCACGACCACGCCCCGCTCGTCGCGCTGTTTCAGGACGTAGGTATTGCCAGTGGTGAGCTTCGAGACCAGCCACTGCTCGAGAAACTTGTTGATCGTCTGATAGCGGTTTGGCTTCGCCAGGACCGGGGAAAACGCCGGACTCCAGATCTCGGTCCAGATGCCGGCGTCGTCCTGCTCGACCAGGCGGACCGGCAATTTGCCGATGTCCTGGGCGATCAGCGTCGTGCAGGCGTAGACCGCGGCATACGCCAGCACCGAGGGCGCGGCGATCTCCTGGTTCTGCTGC